TTATATTCTGCCATCCAAAGACGCTCTTCATTATAAACACGACGCTCAATATTAAATTGGCGCATCTCTTCACTAATCCATAATTTAGAAGCCTTACCAGCACCATCTTTAAATTCATATTCGGTAACTACATTGCTAATATTACCAGCAACTTCTTTAGATTTACGATAGAACTCAAGTTGAGAAGTCATACGACCAGGCCCCATAACATTGCTACGGTTTCCTTTAGAATATGACTCAGAAATAAGAGGAGCACCCATTGACCAATATTTACCTTTAGCAAGTAAAGCAGGATCAATAAACGCATCAGGATTAGGCGACATAAGTTTAATTATATAACCATATCCATAAGCACTCTCACCTAAATCTCGTTGAATACGAACTTGAGTTTTTCCATCAGGGNGACCCATAGTCTTCCAAGTCCATTGAACAGTTTCAATATCTACTGTACCAACACTGCCTTGACCCTCAGTCATAAACAGAAGCGGAAAACGATCGTCGTCCATACCATAATTATAGGTAAGGAAAGAATTTATTTCGACAGGTTTTTGTAATTGAAGATTCGCAATACTCTCTTCATTAGAATATCCACGATCATCATAATTACCTCTCGAAAGAACTCGCATTGAATACATAATACAAATAATAATTAATTGTTAATAACCAAAATCAATTTTTCCGTTATTTTTATCGGAATTAGGTTTAGTTATTTTAATTCCAGTAGTGTTTCTTGTTTTAGCTATAAGTTTAAGTTTTTTAACTTCTTTATCGTTAATAGCCATATCTACAAGGTTAGAATAACTTCCACCAACAAATTTTAAATAAGCACGAAGAATACTATCATTGCGTCTTGCTTCAGGAGTTTCATTTTCTAAATCATATTGATAACGAGATTTACCATTTTTATCTATTTGGTAAATATACTTAAAGAAATCATCAGGAGTAACAGAAATTTTCTTTCCATCTTTATTAATAATAATAGTATCTGGAATTTTATATCCAGCAATATTACGACTATCAATTACTTCTTTAACTCCTTTCCAATATTTTTCTTCTTGTTCAATAGCGTCACGTTCAGCTTGTTCAGCTTGTTCAGCAATAGCTTTACGTTTTTCTTCATCTTTTTCTTTAAGAGCTTCAAGTTCTTCTTTAG